AGCCGGAACGGACAGCACCACGATCGTCAAGGCTATCATCAACCCGGACGCGGTCTACGCGGACCGGAACGATACCAGCGCAAGACTGGCAGGTGCTTTGCTGGATGTGTCCGGGGCGACCGGGGCGCAGACCATCGCGTCCGCCAGCAACAACGAGTTCGTCGTCGTGGAGAGGAAGAGGCAGTCTTCGGACGAAACCCGCGTCCAATTCACGGCCCCGACCCACTATCTTTCCAAAGTCCAATAGTTCGATAGGAGGGCTAGATGCCTCTTACGAGTGGGAATTTCGCCGACCTGTTAAAGCCGGGGCTCAAGCGGATCTTTGACATCGGAATGAGCCGACCCCGGCCGATCATGGAACTCCTCTTCGGGGTGGAAACCTCTACCCGCTTCGAGGAACAGTACCAGGGCATGGGAGCCCAGGGCCTGGTCCCCGTCTTCGACGGGACCGTAGCCTATAAGGATTTTGATGCCGGGTACCGAACGGATATACGCAACTATGAGTTCGCGATGGGGATCCAGGTGGAACGTCGGCTGGTCGACGACGACCAGTTCAACCAGATCCGTAGGCGGGCTAGCAACATGGCCGATAGCTTCAACACCACGATCGAAGCAGACGCGGCCCAGATCTTCATTAACGGCTTCACCGATTCGGGCACGAACCGGATGGGAGCAAGCACCAACGGGGCTGACAGCGTGGGTCTTCTGAGCACCGCCCACCCGCACGGTCCGGCAAATACAAACAACACCCAGGCGAACGAGGCCACCCTGGCCTTGACCCTGGACAATCTGGACACGACCAGACAAGCCATGAGGAATTTCACGGACGACCGGGACCAGCTCCTGGGGGTCAACCCCGATATGCTGCTGGTCCCGCCGGAACTGGAGCGCACGGCTACCCAGCTGGTTAGCGAACGGGCCATCTATGAGCCCGGTTCGGCCCAGTACGACATCAATATGTTCTCGGGCAGATTCCGTCCGGTGGTCTGGGACCGCCTGACGGACAGTAACGCCTGGTTCCTGATCGATTCCACGCTCATGAAGCAGCACTTGATCTGGCAATGGAGGATCAAACCTGAGTTCTCCGAGGCTGAAGACTTCGATGGCTTGACCGCGAAGTTCAGGGGCTACATGAGATACGGCATCGGCTGGACTGACTGGCGCTGGATCTACGGACAGAACCCTAGCTAATAGACCTGGGCTAAGCTGGTGGGGGTCGTGGTAAGTACCCCGCGGCCCCCACTGGTTCCAACTTTAAGGAGGAACTGGTCATGCCTACCAATTTTCCATCTGGAGTAAAGAGCCGGGGTGTCCCGGTTGAGGGACTGGGCGGGATCGGTAGCCCGCTGCTTACTACTGGTAACGTCTACCACGTCGATTCGGGAGCGGACGCTGCGGATAACGACAATGCCGCCACCAACCCTAAGCAGCCCGCGGCTACCCTGGACGGCGCCATCGGAAAATGTACGGCATCCAACGGGGACGTGATCCTGGTGGCTCCGGGCCACAGTGAAACCATCTCTGCCGCGGCCGCGATAACCTTCGACGTTGCCGGGATAACCGTCATCGGGATGGGAGTGGGCAACAGCCGCCCGACCATCACCCTGGACACCGCAGCCACGACGGATATCGATGTGACCGCCGACGATACGCAGATCCACAATATGATCTTCTCCATGAACTACGCCGACATCGTTGAGGTCTTTGACTTGAGCGCCGCCGGGTTCGTTGTAAACAAATGCCGGTTCGTCGATACCGCCACAAATATGAATTTTGTTGACCTGATAAAAGGCACAACTACTAACAACGAATGTGACCGGTTGGAGTTCACCAACAATGTGGTCATCAGCCCAGATACGGGCAACAACGGTGTGATAGACATCGGCGGTGACATCGCTGGACTGGTCTTCAACAACAACTATATCCGCATGGGTGTTGCCAACTCTGAAGCCATTATTTCAGTAGCAACGGGGAAAGACGTCACCGATTGTGAGATTGCCTACAATCACATCTACAGGTTAAACACCGCTGGTGACCTGTTGATTGATTCGGACACCAGCGATAACACGGGCATCATCGCCCATAACCGTATCGGTCATGCTGATACCGCTTCTGAGATCCTGATTGATGCTGACGGTGTTAGGCAATTTGATAATCTGGGAAGCGCAGTTGATACGGCCAGCGGCTACGTCCTACCAGCCATTGACAGTTAAATGTCCGGCTGCCTTCGGGCAGACATCTAACTGTCACAGGGTGGATGTCCTGGGTGCCTGTCCCATCGCAGGCATCCAGGGAAAATATAGGAGGGCTGAATGGCATACGGTTATGAATCGGTAACAATCAACACCGGGGCCGCCTCCGGTGGCGACGGCTCCGCTACAGCAAACAATACCAGCGGCCATGTGGTAACCGGGCAGATATGCTCCATCGGGGTGACATATGGGGATTCCCCACCCAATACTACAGACGTGACGATAGCCACGGCGGGGAATAACGGCCCGGCCCTAACGATCCTGACTCTGACCAACGCCAATACCAGCGGCTGGTTCCATCCACGCCATGTCATAGATGATGAAACCGGGGCCGATGTCACCTACGATGGTACTGAAGAAGTCTACGACAAGGTCTGCATAAGTGACAATATCAAGGTAACGATCGCCCAGGCCAACTCGCCGGACACCGCTGAGGTTGTCGTCGTCTATTACGCTGGCCGCTGATGACTATCGAGCGCCACACCATAAAAGTTTCGACCACGGGATCCGATGCCTCGGCAACCGGCTCCCTGGTTGTGGCCCTGCCTTATTGCGAGCTTCTGGCAGGGTATTTCAACTTCCACGCGTCAGCCCCGGCTTCAACCGATACCACCCTTTCCTCGCCAGGCGACCCCGTGGCCTTAACCCTGTTGACCATCACCAACAGCGCCACGGACGCCTGGTATTACCCGTCCATCCAGATGGATGACAACTCTGGCTCTGCCATAACCGGGGCGTACGTCCCGGCACTGATCCACGGGAACCTCCTGGTAGAACTGGCTGGCTCCGATGCTCTGACGGATGCTCTGACCTTAACCGTTTTCGTGAGGGTGTAATGGCTTTCAGCTATACGGCAGGCAGCACGGCAGACCGGGACAGGGTCCGGCTGGAGATAGGCGATACCGACGAAGACCGGGCTCTATTCCAGGATGCGGAGATCGACGACTTCCTGAGCCAGGAAGGTGATAGCGTCCTCAAGTCCGCGGCCCGTGCCTGCGAAACCCTGGCGGTCCGGTTCGCCAGGGATTTCACGTTCTCCGCGGACGGGGCCAGTTTCCAGAAGGGGCAAGTAGCCCAGATGTTCATGACGCAAGCCAAAAGGCTCCGGCGAAAGGCTAGCGGGACCACCACGGTGATGCCGCGGCGAAAGGACGGGTACTCGGTCTACACCGATTCTGACGAGGTCACCGGCCTGAACATACTGGACTCCGGGACCGGACAATTCGGGCGATATAGCGATGGTTGATAAACTACTCCAGGGGAATGACCTGATCTATATGCGGACCGAAACCCGAAAGGCGATGCCCGATACCGTTACGATCCAGCGCAAGAGTCTGGCCGGCGACGGTCAGGGAGGATACGCGGAGTCGTGGGCCAACTCCTATCAGGACGTTCCGGCCCGCCTCTCCTTCACCGGTGGCGCCGAGTCCATAGCGGCCGGTCGCCAGGACGTGCAGCCGATCTCCGTCCTGACGGTGGGATACGATCAATCAGTAGAACCGACGGATCGGGTCTTGCATTCCAGTGGTACCTATGAGGTACAATCCATAGACACCGGCAAGTCCTGGACCGCGGTCAAACGATGCCAGATGCGCCGGTTGTAGGGCTTCAGGAGGCGCGGTGCCGGAGGCCGGAATGCCGTAGCCTGCTAGCCCGGATCCGGCTGGAAGCCAATAGCGTAGTAGAGATCAAGTGCCGCTTGTGTAAACGGGTGAGCACCTTCGCCCCGGAAGGGGTAACGGTCCGGCTGAAACCGGACGGACAGGGAGGATATATCCAGGCGCCGGTAGGCGACAACTGAACGGGGACCGCCTTCAGAGGCCCCAGGAGGCCCATTAAGCGGCTAGACCGCTGGCGGGGATAGGAAAGGTAAGGGAGGCTCGTGGAAGCCCTTGATTACCCTTGTACGGGTAGTTGAGGGTTTTTATTTTGGCCGCATTTAGGATGGACCTGAAAGTCGAAGTCACCCTGAATCCGAACTGGCGGGTGCTACAGTCACAGGTTACCCAGGCGACCGAGATCGCCGCCAGGAATGTGGAGAAGGACGCCAAGGCCCGGATAGCTGCCTGGCCCGCCGTAGACACCGGGACGACTATGAACTCCATCGAAGCGAAACCGGAGGGAGGATTCATGAGGGGTGAGAACCTGGCCTGGCGTATCGGGCCGGTGACGGAGTATGCCCCCTTCATAGAGTTCGGGACCGTCTATATGAAGGCGAGGCCCTTCATGATCCCGGCGCTTGAAGGGGAGGCTCCCCGCTTCAAGGAAGCGATCGCCCAGCTGATGGCGAAGCTCTAGCGATGGCTAATCTACGGGTGAACCTGGACACGGCCATCTACTCCGTCCTGAATGTGGAGGCGGTGACCAACGAAGCCACGGGCGGGGTCTTCAACGGGATCGCGCCCCAGGGCACGGAGCCGCCCTTCGTGGTCTTCCAGGCCATGAGCAAGGTGGACGACTACTTCGCATTCACGGGAAGGGGAGGGGCCGCGATCTACATGGTCAAGGCGATCGACCGTAGCATTTGGCCCAAGGGGGCGGGGGATATCGATACCCAGATTGACGGCGTGATGCAAGACGCGTCGCTCAGCATCACGGGCCACGCCCTGCTGATGTGCCGACGGGAATCCGATATCTATCTGGCAGAAGACCAGGCGGGAGTAGTCTTCCAGCATGTCGGAGGTCTGTACCGGATAATTGCCGACCAAAGCTAAACGAGGCTCCTGTGTCCACCACTGGATCATCGAACCGGCCGAGGGGAAGACCAGCCAGGGCCGGTGCGAGAAGTGCCAGGAGGTGAGAGCCTTCGATAACTCGATCCCCGACGACCAGTTCAGCTTTACGAAGAAATGACAAGTACGAAGAAGACGGCTGAAGCAGAGGAAGAACCGGTCTGGTACCTGGCACTGAAGAAGCTGCTGATGGTCCAGGGACCGGGCGTCAAGCCGTCGTCGCTCCGGATCCATCGGGGCCAACGGTTCGCCCTGGACGGAGATGAACCGGTAGATATAGAGGAATTGATACGCCTGAAGGCGGTCAAACTTTACGAGGAATCAGATGCGGAATGGGCGCAGGGGGAGCTAGCGAAAGCCCCGAAACCCAAGAGGAGGAACCGTGGCTAGAGTCCATGCCAAGAGCGCCGGGTTGCTGGTCGACGAGTTCGACTTCAGTGGGATATCCAATGCCATGACCCTGAGCTTCGCCGAAACCCCGGCAGACGTGACAGCCTTCGCGGATACGGATATGACCTACGTCCAGGGGAAGCCGACATTCACCTTCGATGTGAACGGGCTCTGGTCAACGTCCAGCCCAAACTATGACGGCGAGATGTTCACGGACCTTACGGCCACGGCCAGGCGGGTGGGCATCTATCCCGGTGGCCTGACCCAGGGGAATGTAGGCTACGAAGGGCCGACGTTGATAAGCGCGTCGCCCCGTGTTTCAACCGTGGGGGATGCCATCGCCTGCAACGTGACCTGGCAAGGTGCAAGCGCACCGTTCAGGTCACAAATCATCCTAGCGAATACGATAACCTGCAACGGGTCAACCGTGGTAGTTAATGGGACTGGCTATAACTCCGGCGTGATAGCGGCGACCAATACGATCATCGGAGTCTGGAGGATGGTTGAATTGGGCGGCTCCGGGACCAATACCATCGCCCTGGAGATCCAGAGCGAAACCAATGACACCTGGGGAAGCCCCACGACCAGAATAAACTTCGGCACCGTGACGCAAAGCACCGGGGCGAATGGCACGTTCATCGTTACCACCGCCACCGCCCCAGGAGCATCTGAATCGTGGTGGCGGGTGAAACTCCAATCATCCGGCACAGGCAGCCGGACGTTCCAGAATTACGTTTCATTCGGCTACTTCGTCACACCATCTTAGGAGGATGCTATGGCAAGGACCCACGGCAAAGATTCCAACTTTTCGTTCAACTCCGTGGCGATCGAAGATGAGCTCAACTCCATCACCATGAGCGTGACGGTGGCTGAATCCGATATCACCGCTTTCGGGGATGCCTACCAGAACTTTCTGGCGGGGAAGAAGGACGTGAGCTTCGACGTATCCGGCGCCCTGGACGCGGACTTCGCCAGTGACGGGGACGCCACGATCTTCGACCACATCGCTTTGACCAGCGGCCCTAAGACCCTTGTCTTTGACCCGGACGGGGCAGGGCCGGATACCGATTCCCCGGAGTACACCTGTACCTCCAGCGGCCTGACCGGAGCGATGGTTTCCAGCTACACGATCAGCCTGCCGGTAGGGGACGCGGCTACATATACGGCCACATTCCAGTGCAGCGGGTCAACCACACGGGCCGTATCGTAAACAGGCCTTAAAACGGCCTACAGGGCCATATGGAATATATCTAGGAGGAATTACCGATGGCTAGAACTCACGGAAAGGATGCCGATTTTTCATTTGATTCCGTAGCACTGGAAGATGAGCTGAGTTCGGTCAGCTTGAACTTCACGGTCCCCGAAGCAGACATCACGGCCTTTGGAGATACTTATCAAAACTTCCTTGCGGGGAAGCCGACGGCGACTGTCGACGTGAGCGGTTTCGCCGACCTGGCAAGCAGCCAGGGCGATGTGACCATCTTCGGGGAACTAGGATTGGAAGGTGAAGAATGGGATTTTGAACCGGATGGCAGTACGGGGTATAACGGTTTTGCCATCGTGACTTCCTACTCGATCACCAGCACTGTCGGAGGGCCGATAACCTATAGCGCAAGTTTCCGGCACAACGGCGGGTCGGCCGCCGCGGACGCCGCTGCCCCGACCAGAGGGTAGCGATAAGGCAGCCCCGCGGGAGGTCTGCTGCACCTCCTGTAGATCCCCGCGGGGCCGCTATCTTTTACTAGGAGAGGCTCATGAAGCCCAAGATACCGACGATCAAGATCATGGCCGACGACTGCGCGATCAATATCGGGCAGGTCATAACGGACGGGGAAGTCATGGATCCCGGGGTCCCTCACTACGTCCACATCGGCGAGTGGGTGGAGATCATGCCGGTCATGGCCGTCAAAGAAGTCATGCAGTTGTCCCGGCTCCAACGAGGGAACGAGAACCCCGAAGGCCTGGGAGAGAGCTTGTCAGAGCTCTGCAAGGAGCTATCGAAACGGATCATCAAATGGAACTGGACGGACCTCGTCGGCGAACCGATCGATCAGCCCTACAAGCACCCGGAGATCCTGGAGGAGCTATCAGCCGACGAACTCTTGTGGCTGGTCAACGCGGCCGGTGGACAAGAGGTACCCGAAACCCGAAAAAAAGGCTCCGCTACCTCGGGGAATACATCCTTGGCGACGGCCCCCAGCCGATAGCGGCGACCATCAGCGTGGTCTGCGAGAGCTTCGGCTGTCTGCCCAGCGAGGTGATGGATGAAGACTGGAGATTGGTCCGGGATATCCTGGACTACAGGTTATTGATGTCAGCGAAAGCCCAACATAATCAAGATGCTTCACAGATGCAACCGGCCCAGATAGAGCTCTGGAAAGAGATGGTGGAGGCGGTGGAATCCGATGGCTGACGCCGCGACTGTATCAGTCCTGATCCAGGCGAAAGACCAGGCCTCCGCCCAGTTCCAGAAGGTCGAAGGGAATATGGGCAAGCTGGCGGCAGGCTTCCAGAAGCATCGCCGCGCCATCGGCCTGGCGGCTACCGCCATCGGTGGGGCCATCACCGGAATCGCCGCGCTATCGGTCAAGTCCTCCCTGGACCAGCAAGTCGGGATCCGTCAGTTAGACCAGGCATTGAAGAACGTCGGGACCAGCTATGACGGGCAGAAGAAGAAGATAGAGGAAGTCATAGCGGCCCAACAACGCAAGACCAACTTCGGGGATGAGGAACAGAGGAAGGCCCTACAGGAGTTAGTCCTGGTCAGCGGTAGCTACGAGGACGCGATGGCCGCCATGATCCCCACGATGGACCTGGCTGCCGGAAAGAATATGGACCTGGGAGCCGCGGCGACCCTGGTGGCCCGTGCTATCAGCGGAGAGGAAACGGCCCTCGGCCGGTACGGGATCGAAGTAGAGAAGGGCGCCGGTAGCACGGCGGTCCTGACTGAGATAATGGCTAAATTCGGAGGCCAGGCCGAAGCCGCCGCCGACCCCATGACCCAGTTGAAGAACCGGACCGGGGACTTATTCCAAGTCATGGGGGATGCCCTGCTACCCGTCCTGGAAACGCTGCTCCCTATGATCGAGAAAGCTATGCGCCGGTTCATCGAATGGACGGAGGCCCATCCCAATCTAACGAAGGCCCTTGCACTGGCAGCCGTTGCCATCGGTGGGATATTGCTGGTCGTCGGACCGTTACTCCTGTTACTGCCCACTATAGCCGCCGCCATCGGGATATTAAGTGGAGCATTTATCGCTTTGAATCTTTCGATGGGGCCGGTGACATTGGTGATTATCGCCGTTGCTGCCGCAATAGCGGCGGGCATCCTGATATGGAAGAACTGGGATAAAATCATCGAGATCGTCAAGAAGGGAGTAGCCCTATTCGTAAAAGGTTTCGTCGAATACATCAAGATGTTCGCCAAAGCTGCATCTGCTATCGCCGGATTTATCCCTGGATTAGATGGCCTGAAAAAGAAGATTGATGAGGGGATCGGGAAACTGGACAACATGGCAGACGGCATGGAGGAATGGGCACATACGGGCCAACGATCATTCTCGGATGTAGGTGAAGCCGCCAGTGACAGCCAACGGGAAATCGCCATGGCTGCGGTAGCATCCCAGGAAGATATGGGTGACGTTGGCAGAGCCAGTGAGAAGATGGCCGTCAATTTCAAGGAAAGCACAGAAGTTGTAATAGCCAGTGCAAAAGGCTGGGGATTTGAGATAGACAAAGCCACGGGGATCACTGAGGAAATGGCGGTCAGGACAGCAACGGCAACCCGTAACATAGCGGAAGCCTTCCAAGAAGCCGGGGATGAATCCATGACCGGCGCACAGGAGATAGCAGCAGCAGCCAGACTAGCGGGAAAAGTTGTTGATGAAGAAACCACTAAGATGGAATCAGACTGGGATGCCTGGATGTCTAGCATGGATAGACAAGAGATACAGTTAAAATCCATTCTGGGCGATATGGATGAGGAAATGGGTTTGATGTCGGCAGGCACTCTAGAACACCTTCTCGATATAGAGTTCGGCATCAAAAAGCATGAAAAGGCTTGGGAGGAATTGCCGGACGCAGTTGCACATGCCGTTGACAAAATCCCGCAGATTCTGGGTGACGCTGATTTTGAACTTCAGAAAACGCTTGATCGTATGGGTGACAAACTCACTGACAATATCCATTCGTGGGGGGATGAACTAGAAGGGTTTACAGCGGAAGAAAACAGAAAGCTGGATGAAGCAAGGGACAGGGCAGAAAAGAAAAGGAAGGACGAAGAAAAAGACGCAGCCGAGGCAGAACGGCAAAGGATGATTGAAAAATTTAAGGGTACACCGCAGTTTGCAAGTATGGCAGAACAGCGGGAGAAATTACGCTCCGTTCAACACGCCCTTGAAAGCCAGAAGGGTGCTTTGCCGTCGATGCGGCAAGCCATCACACAGGCCGAAGCCGGGATGCAACAATACGCTGGTACAGGGTTTGGCGCATCCCAGCGTAGGCAACAATACTGGACTGGTACTGTCAGACCTTTGCAAGATGCTTACCAGCGTCAGACTGAACGAATACGGGCAACAAGGTATCAGATAGAAGCCTTGGAATCCCAAATAGCAAAGAACGTGATTCCTTTGGAGTATCGGGGTATTGCAGAGAATGTGCTGGCGCATGAGTGGATGCGCCCGATGCAAGGCGGCGGTATAGCAACGGGCGGCTTGGCCCTGGTTGGTGAGCGTGGGCCGGAAGTGGTTTCCCTGCCCGGTGGGGCCAGGGTGCATCCCAGCGGCACCGGCCCCGGTTCCAATCAGTTTCATTTTCACGGGGCCGTCTACGGTCTGGAAGACCTACGCCGGGTGGTGGTGGAAGCGGTGCGTGACCACGCCCTTTCCGGTGGCTTCCGTGGGGTATTCGGGGAAGCCTGATGCCGTTGAAGAAGGGGAAAAGCAAGAAGGCCGTCAGCTACAACGTGGAAGAACTGAAGAAGTCCGGTTATCCCCAGAAACAGGCGGTGGCAATAGCGATGGCAACGGCTAGAAATCAGCGCAAGCGTAAGGCCAAATAATGGCACGGGGAACGTATGTCTTGGCTATTGATTGGAACGGGGATGGTGATTTTTCCGATACCGGGGAAGATGTCACCGCCCGAACCCTGGCATGTGAATGGCGGCGGGGGAACGACTACGCCAGCCAGTTGGTGGGTAAGGCCATCGCTGGGGTGTTGAATGCTGAATTGAACAATGAATCTGGGGATTACTCCACCTTCAACACGTCCAGCCCGTTGGCAGGGAATCTGGTTCCAGGGCGCAGGGTGAAGCTGACCGGCAACGATGGCACCACTACCAGAACGCTATGGGCAGGGTTCGTTGATTCTATCGAACCGATGCCCAGCGTTAACGGGGCGAACAAGGCCAGGTTGAAGGCGATTGGCCCCTTGGGATTCGTGAATAAATTTGAAGTTAGCACCACCATGTTTGCAAACAAAAAAGCCGGGGAATTGGTTGGTGAAGTGCTGGACGCAGCCGGGTGGGATGATGATGACCGTGACTTGGACACCGGCATCGTGACGTTCCCTAGATTCTGGACGGAGCGGGTCAAGACGTTTGATGCTTTACGCATCATCGAGGAAACTGAAACCGGGCTGCTTGAAGAATCGGCTGATGGGAAGATTGTCTACCGTGACCGTCATGCCCGTTCCACGGACACCCGTTCTACGGCTTCACAAGCCACGTACAGCGATGCAAGCGGGGCAGCCCTATCCTATAGCCACATCGCCCAGATAGACCCCTTAAAATTCATATTTAATGAATTGCGGGCCAAGCTGCAACTGCACAGCGGGGCTTGGATTCTGGGCAGTTCCGCCCTTGGAACCCAGACTGAACTGGCTGATGATGCTGAAGTCCTGTGGACACATCCAGAAACCGGGTCAAATTCGCCCAGCATATCGGCTGGGGCCACCAGGCTTTTCACCGCAGCCTACCCAACCAGCGGCACGGCTTCCACATCCAGGGCCGTTGATTTTTGGACTGACCTAACCGCTACCACTGATTACCTGGCAAACGATTCGGCAGACGGTACGGGAACCAACCGTACCAGCAGCATAACCGTGAGCCTGACCAAACGTGCGCAGTCTATGGACATCAGCCTGGAGAATGGGCATAGCGGCAGCGTTTATATCACGAAGCTACAAACGCAAGGGCATAAGGTGACCGTCAAAGACCCGGTGGAGATAGTGGCAACGGACGCAACTAGCCAGACGGCTTTCGGGAAAAGGACTTTCCCCCATCCTGGGAAGTTCGTGCCAGACACGGAAGAAGCCCAGAACTGGGCCGATTTCCACATCAGTGCTTGGAAAGACCCGGTGCCGTTGCTGCGCTTGACGATGGTTGGGAACCGTTCCACGGCTACACTGACAGACATCCATTCCAGGGACATCAGTGACCTTGTAACCGTGACGGCCAGCAACGATGCGGGTCTGGGGATTGCCGAAGACTTCTTTGTGGAGCAAGTCCACCATCAACTGGATAGCCAGCTAAATCACCGGGCTACGTTTACGCTTTCGCAAGCCAGCGGGTACGCCGGGTTCTTCATCGTTGGGAATTCTAGCCTGGGTAATACCACCCGATTGGCTTATTAGGAGGAATTTATGGCATTCACCACGCCCCGCACGTGGGTCACCGGGGAAGTTGTAACCGCCGCTTTGCTTAATGC